GACGACTGGAGGGGAGGGTGGGCACCGATTCGAGCCTTGGAGGGCTCGGGAGGGGCCTTCCGAGGGCTACTTCAACTGGGCCAGCGCCCACGCGTAGTCGCGGTCGTAGGCTGCGTCGGCGGACTCGTGACGGGTGCGATGCTTGTCCGGAACGGCGGTGTACCCCGGCGCAAGGCTGGGGAAGACCGCGCGCATCGGACGACCGAGCGGAACCGGGTAGGCCCCGACGTTGGCGGAGGTGGTTCCGCCTGCGCCGCCGGAGGTGGTCTGTTCCTCGCGACGGGTCAGAAGAGCGGCGACATCCAGCGTTTCCCAGTGGCTCATGGCGGCAGTGTACCTCAGGAGGCGAGAGAGATCTCTTCGAGGCGCTCCACAGCAACATCCAGCTCCATCATCGAGATTTGACCGGAAGAAGCATCGTGGTCGGAGGCCGTCTTGTACCTCGTGGGAATGCAGCCTTCGAGCAGCCACGCACGCGCAGGGAGCTTGGCATACGTCTCGAACGGCCCGATGGCTGTGGAAGCGAGACCGGCCGCCGCGACGACGGCTGCTGTTCCGGCGGCGCTGTTCTGCCGACCCCCAGTCCCCGACAAGAGCCCCACGTTGCCTGCGACGGCGAGGGCCATGCCGACCAAGTCCCGGCTACCGTCGGCTGCGGGCTTCGCAAAGGGCTGTTGCTTGAAGTATTGAACCAGCACCAAGTCACGTCGGGGCGTCGGACCTCCCAAGCTTCCAATCCCCAAAGCGCTGGACAGACCGATTGCCGATGAGGCCGTCGAGCCTCGAAGCGTTGCGTAGGTCCAACGCCAAAAGTCGGCGTCGTAGAACTTCGCCCCACGCGTCATCGAGAGGACCCCGACCTCACCCCGCTTCACGACCTTTTTGCCGAACAGGTTGTTCCCTTCGTTGATGTCGTAAGTCTCCAGCGTCATCTCGGGAGCGGAGATGGAATGGAAACCGAAGAGGGGCACGAACACGGGAATCGACAAGGGCTCAATGGGAGCCACGTCCATCAGCCAGAACGCGGAGTCCTGTAGAAAGTCGCTGAGGATGTTTCGAGCCAAAGTTCACCTCTGAAAGACGAAGAGCGCCGTCGTACCTACTGTACGACAGCGCCCGCGTCACGTCCCGAGAGAAGCTCTGGACTACGGAGCCAGCTCTTCGACTTCGAACGACTCGTAGGCGAAGTCGATCTCCATGATGGAGATCTCGCTCGCGGTCGCGTCGAGGTCGCCCGCAACCTTGTGCCGCGTCGGGAAGGCTTCCTTGACGTGGTAGATGCGCGCCGCCGTGTCGAGGTTGATGCCTGCGAGGTTCACGGTGCCCTGCGCCGGGTACTCACGGGTCAGCGCCTTGTCGCGGTGGTAGTGCGAGATGCCGAGGTCCGCGCGGTACTCGCCGCTGCCCTCGATGACCACCCGCAACCACTTCCAGAAGGAAGAGTCCGAGCGGGTCACTCCGCGCTGCATCGTGATGTCGGAAACGGTCGGGTTGCCGGGCTGCTTGCGGGTGTAGATGTAGCCACCCTCCCGGTACTCGACCGCCTCCACCGTCGCCTCGGGCGTGGTGACGCTGGAAAAGCCCGCCTGCGCCTTCCCCGACTGAACCGTGGAGTTCAGGTTGAGGTCCGCCGCCCCGCCAGCCGCGATGGTCGCGTTGACGTGGAAGCGCATCGAGTGGAGAAAGTCTGTCTGTTGCGGACGAGCCATGTGTGTCTCCTTGCGAGTTCAGACCCGAACTGCGGTTACGACTCGCGGCGAGCAGTGACGACGAGTTCGCCGACGACACCCGTGTGAGCGCTCGGCAGGAGGAACAGACCGATGAGCGCTCCCGGAGTGAGCACCTGCGAGGCGTTGCCGGTGAGGGGCATGGCGATCTTGCCTGCGACCGAGGTCAGCGCCGAAGCCGTGACGGCCGTGCCAGCGCCCGCCGCCTGCGGCCACATCTGGAGCGACGAGCCCGGCACCACGCCCGAGATGAGCAGGTAGGCATCGACGATGCGCATCTTGTACGGCAGCGCGTTGGCCGCGAAGACCGGGATGTCTGTGGCCGAGACCGTGGTGAACGCCTTCCGGAACTCGACTTCGACGGCGGCGACAGCGGTGGCAGCGACCGGAGCCACGTCCGCAGCCTCGATGGCACCGACAGACGCGAGCCCGGAAGCCAGCTCGTCAGCCGAGAGCGTGACCGCGACGGTCACCTGCGAGGCGGCGGCAGCCTGTTGCAGCCCCGCCATCGAGGAAATCTGAGAAGTGGAACGCTCCGTGGTCACCGACCCACCGACCGGAATGGTCGTGTAGAGGTCGTTGATGTTCACGGGAACGGTGTCGATGTTGGTGACGACGATGGTAGCCATTTTGTTTGCTCCTCAGAAGGGTGGAAGTGTAGCGCCGAAACGGAGTGCTGCCTACTGCGAGGTCTTCTGCTGGAAGCGGAAGCGGACGAACTCGGCAGGCTTGTTCGGCGCGATGCCGATGTCGATGATGACCTGTCCGTTGTTGACGCTCTCGGGCGGGTTGTTGCTGTCGTCAACGATGACGAAGAACGCCTGAGCGGGTGAATTGCCTGCGAAGTAGTTCTCGTTGAAGAGCGCCTTGAGGAACCCTTCGATCTGGGCCTTGATGCGCGTCCAGAGACCGGGGCCGTTGTTCTCGAAGACGATCCAGTGGGTCGCTTCGAAGATGCTCTTCTCCAAGAACATGAAGAGGCGACGGGCGTTGATGTAGCGCCACTCGCTGGTCGGCGAGATGGTCCGCACACCCCAGACGGCGAGGCCGGTCTGAACTCCGGTGACGAGCGGGTTGATCTTGTTCGGGTACACGAGGTCGCGCTCACCTTGCGTGGACTCGTACTCCAGCCCGAGCAGGAAGCGCAGCGCGCCGTCCACCGTACCACCGGGGCTCTTGCCGACGTTCCGGTTGTTGTCCGTGCGCGCGTACACGCCCGCGATGTGGCCCATCGGAGGCATGAGCTTGGGACGGTTGTTGGAGAGCGGGTCCGAGACCTTGATCCACGGCCAGTAGAGCGCAGCCCACATCGACATGCGGCCGAAGTCGTGGCGGAACCAGTCCACGGCCTCCTGCGGGTCGCTGCCCATCGGCACGGTGAGGATGATGAAGCGGTCGCCACCTGCGGGCTGGCCCGAACGCTCTTCCGCGTAGTCGATGAGCTGCCCAGTCACGGTCACGTTGCCGGGGAAGTCCGGAATGACGACCTGCATGAGCTGGTCAACCTTGTTCAGCGCGTAGAGACCCTTGCTCGGAGTCTTCAGCGAGATGGCGGTGAACTGGTTGATGCCGTAGTTCACGTCGTCGAACGTGCCGTCGGCACCGACCGTGTAGCTCTTGGCGGTGTCGCCGAAGCTTTCGGTGTGGGTCGTCTCTTCGGTGGCTGACCGGTAGGTCACACGCACCAGCGTGCCGCCCTTGACGAGGTAGCCGAGCTTCACGTTGATGATGCCGGATGTGTAGACGATGGAGTTCGGGTTGGCCGGATCGGCGTCGATGTCGCCCGTCATCTTCCCGGTGCCGTTGTCTTTGACGGTACGGACCACGCCGGTCGAGTCCGTGAACGTCAAAACCACGGAGCGAGGGGCGACGGGATTGTCGGAGAGAGTGGCGTTGGTGAGGGTCTGATTGGTGACCAGCTCGTTGCCGCCCGCGATGACCTTCCAGCGCTCGACACCAGTCAACTGGCCGGGTGCTTCGTCGGCTCCGGGCTCCGTCACAGTGATGAGATCGGAAAGCTCGTTCACCACGTCGGCGAAAAACTGCGCCGACGTGGGGTTCGCGAAGTCGAGTTCCTCGTACGACTCAGCCACGTCGTAGCTGAGCGTCGCGGTGTTCAGCAGCAGAACGTTGAGGTTGAACCGCGAGTAGGTGGCGGTCAACGCGTTGAAGAAGTCCACGTTGCCCGAGACCTGCACCTTCATGTCGTTGCCCCAGCTCCCCTTGGAGATGGGGTTGAGGTCCCAAGCGTTGATCTTGTACGTCGCCAGCACAGGCGACTCGAAGTGCGGCTTGAACCCGGCAATCGTGGTGAAGCTGTACGAGCCATCGGTGAGGCTGATAGCGCCCGGAGCGGTGAGGTACGGACCCGCACCGACGGGGAAAGCTCCCAACCCGTTGTCAGTGATGGTGACGGTCGCGGTTGCCGGGGTGAACGACACCTTCGGCCCCAAGAGCGCGCCGACATCCAACGCCTGCGGAATGTTGGTGCCGGTGTTCTTGATGGAGAAGAATCCAGTCTGGTGGTCGAACGTCGCGGTCGTGGTGTTCGGAAGGGTTCCCACCGTCACGGTCTCGATGCGAGTCGCACCGGGGAAGGCGACAAGAATCGGGGAGGCCGGAACACCTGCGGCGACCGTCTGTTCGATGGTGACGGTTCCACGGACGACCGAGTCCAGCCCACCGTCGAACGCAGGCAACGAGGCGGTCGCGATACGACCCTCGTAGTCCGCCTGCAAGGCGATGAACAGGTTGTTCGTGGTGCCGTTGCGAAGCTTGGCGAGCTGCGAAACGACCGGCGTCCCGAGTGCGCGCCAGCGGAACGAGACCGTGGTGGGCACCAGCGGAGACGCGCCCGCGTTGTCCTTCAGCAGGGAGGTCGCGAGGGTCTTCGAGAAGGCGACGAGGATTCCGTCTCCTGTCTCGATGGTCTGGTCCGTCGTCTTCGACTGAATCTTGCAGTCGGCTGAGACCGCATCCGCCGGAGTCACGCGAACCACGTAGCCGCGCTTGCCGCCGTTCGCGAAGAACGCAGCGATGGACATCGGAAGAAAACTCTCCTTCACGAGGTCCCCGAACTTCCGGGTGAACTGCTCGAAGGACGTGACGAGGGTCGCCTTGTCGGCAGGGCCTCGCTTCGTGTACCCGATGATGCCCAAGTTCGACGTGGACACCCCTTCCACCACTTGGGCAGAGGAGGGAATTTCCTCGACGAATACACCGGGCGACAGAATCTCAGCCATGATCTAGTTCCTTCCAGTCAAACGACCGGGGCTTGCGAATGACGTGTGGACTCCGTTACCGATTCTTGCCGCCATACCCCTTGGACGGTGCCGATGCTGCCGGGACCGGAGGAGCTTCACTCTTCTCTGAAGCAACCGCTGCGGCTGTCGCGACGGCGGCAGTCGAAGCCGCAACCACTGCGGCTGGCTCGGGCGTGATGGCGACCTTCGCCCGAACGAGGAAGCCCTTCTCGACGAGCTTCATGATGCTCGACGAACCTTCGTTCGCCGGGGTCACGTAGAACCACTTCTTCGGAACCACCGACGCGGCAGATCCATCGTTGAGAGTCACCGACAGAGGTCCGCGCGTAGTGTTGTAGTAGTCGCCCATGTTCAAAGCCTCTGCATCTTCACGGAACGTCCCGTGGCGGTCGAGTGGATCTCCGGGTCTGCGAGGTCGCATTCTGCCTCAACCCGAAGTGTTACGGCAAACGCAATCGTGCGGTCTGAAATATCCGCCACGTCGTCGAGCATACCAAGCGAGTCCATGTACGCCGAGTACGTCCGTTGATCTCCGAGACTGTCCTTCACGTAGACCGCACAGTAGGGCGGGTAGATGCGAAAAACGTAGTCGAGCATCGCGCCAGCGCCCGCTCTGCTTCCCGGTGCTCCGCGTGCTGTGGTCATCAGACTGATGGTGTAGCTGATGTCGAGAGGAATGGCTTGCGCCATCGTCTCCATTCCGGTGAAGCCCTTCTGACCGCCGATCGTTACCTCACGCGCGCCGTAAGCTGGAGCGTTGTACTGCATCGCTCCGGGATGCCAACGCTGCATGGCGGGAGCGATGTCATCACGGCTGACGACGATGCACGGCAGCTTCCACCGTTCGTAAGCGTCCTCCGGGTAGGCGAACGTGACGGGGATGCCGGGCTGACCGGGAGCTGGAGCCACTCCGGGAATCTGAACGAAGTAGTTGGACTCGATGACCGTGGCGCGCATGGTCTCCACAACTCCGCGATCAAAATCGCGAAGAGTGACGATACCTGTTCTTTCTCCACCCGCTCGCTTCGCGCGAAGGGCAGCGTCACCCGTAGCCGTCATCGTTCTCCAGAGTTACTCCGATTCGTCCTCATCTTCATCCGCCGACTCCGACGACTCCTCTGCCGACTTCATCACGGCGGCCGAAAGACCGGCAGTCTTTGCGGCCCCAACCCACGCACTGAGAGCCTCATCATCGGCTTCTTCCGGAATCGGGGGAAGCGTACCAGCTTCGATCATCTCGTCAGCCACAGAGAAAACGAACGCCAGCGCCTCCTCTTCGTCGGTCTCGTACTGCTCGATGAGCGGTTCGAGAATGCCCGACAGGTACAGGTCGAAAACGTCCATCACGTCGTCGCCGCCCTCGTCGTCCTCGCCGTCCTCAGAGAGGACCCGAGTCATCTGTTCCAGTAGACCGTTCATCTGAGCGTTCATGCGATCTCCTCCAGAAAAACCTTATAGCCGAGATGCGACCCGGTGCTGAAACTTCGCGAATCTTTTCAGGTCAGAGGGAGAAAGTCTCCCAGCCAGCGTGGGAGGCCACTTCTTCCACGAAGACCCCTTCGCGGTCAGTAGCCCAGAAAAGCGCTTGTCCTGCTGAAGCCGCCGCATCACGCTCTGAATCGCGATCCGAATCGAAGGTCGCCAGTGCGGAACTCGCTTGGTGCCTCCGTACCCAAACTCCAACCGAAGCCCGGCGAAACCAACGTCGCTGACAACCTTCGTGTCCACCTTCGTCAGGCTACCTGCTCGGGCATCGACACGAACCCCAGCCTGCTCCAACTCCCGCCGCCAGACAGGCTGATCTTTCTTGCGCTGTTCCTCGATGCTCTTTATCTCGCGTGGAGACGCGCGCCGAGTCACCGTCACCGCTTCGTTTCGCTTCGGAGAATACGGAAGCGTGGATAGGGTCCACGGACTGAACTTTGCCAGCGTCTCGATCGCCTTCGAAATGGGACGGAGCCGAGAACGACGAGGCCGAATGTAGAGCGCCTCTTTCTTCCCGTCGATTTCGACATCTTTCCCCACTGTGGGACGAACGTACACCGCGTAGGTCGCGAGACGTGGCGACCCGACGGTCGCTGTGCGAAACGCACGACGATAGGAGTTCCACGCGACTGCGGTGGGAATAAGCCCCATGAGGTTGCGGTAGGTCGCTTCCGTGGCGAGGTAGGGGGCCATCCGTACCAAGGCGCGCCCGCGCACGCCCCACTCATCAACGATCTGAAGATTCTCAACAGCGAGCTTGTCGTACGTCACCCACAGCGGCGAACCCTGCTTCGGCTGCGCAAGCCTGCGACCCTGCTTTCCGACATTGGTCGCGCGCTTCATTGCTTCGCTTTCGAATCGTAGTAGCGCTCCACCTCAGCAATCGCCTGACTCAGCGTTCGCTGCACTTTCGGACGAAGCTGCTCGGAAGTGAACAACGCTCCGGAAGCGCTCCGGAGGAACAGCTCTGGAGCGACCACCTCAACAGGGTGCAAGTCAGAAAGCAGCTTGGCGTGCGCGAGACAAACTCCGATGACGCGCGCGCGCCCGCGCACGGTGATTCCGTACCTCGACTGCCCGGCACACACAAAGCACTGCTTGTCGAACTCCGTGATGGGGCCGCTGTACTCGTGAAAGTCATCGCCCGCGAGAGGAGAACCGCACTTCGCCTTGGCCGTACAACGAGGTTCAGGAAGACCTCTGTCCCGACCCTCCCAGTAGCGCGAACAGGTAGCGCAAACGGCCGAAAGGCCGCTACGAACCGCCGCTTCTGCGAGGTCAGGACTCAGCGGCATCGCTCAGAGCGACATCTTCGCGGCCTTCACGGCGCGCGTCGCCCTCGAACCGCTGAACTGCTTCATCGCGGTCATGAACATCGCCTTCTTGGTGGTCGCCACCATCTTCAGCATCTTCAGGTACGACTCCACGTCGTCGTCGTTGCTGGAGTCCAGTCCGATCGCCTGCATTCCGAGCAGAAGCTGCTGGATGAGGGGCTTGAGGTTCGCGAGAGGGAGGTCCCCATCCGAAGCCTCGTCAGCAGCCTCTTGCCGCGCATCGGGTCCAGTCACCAGCGCTTCCATTCGCTTCCGCAGCTCGCTCATTTGGGTTCTCCGGTTAAGTGTTGGTGATGCGGCGTTCAGGCGTGAACTCTGTACGACGTTTGATCGAAAGTTTGAAGCCCACAAAGGTCGGGGAATCGAAGAGGTGGCCGTCGTCGTCCACATCGATGATGTCGAAAAAGTACCCCGTGTTCGGTTGCCCAGAAGGGACGTTGTCCACAGCCCACTCATTGAAGAAGGGCGTGTTCCAGATCCTCAGCACGTCGGATTCGTTCGGCTGGGGCGCGCGAATGTCCTCGATGGACTTGCGGGCGATCCAGACCTCCGCTCCGAAACTTGTCCGACCACCTTCCTGTCGAGCCTCGGGAACGCTGTCAGGCCACGAAACGTAGCCCTTCACCCGGAACGGCCCCACGTACACGCGCCCGATGGGCTCGTCGTACAGAGGATCTCGCGTGCCCTTGCTCACTTCGTGCGTCCAGAAGTCGATGTCCGTGCCGAGAATGTTGACGTGCTCCTGCGCGATGGAGTCGAAGAGGTCGTGCTCGCACTCCGGCATCTGGAGCGTGGGAAACTCGTAGGGACCAACCTTCCGCAACGTCGGGTACGGGAGGAGGACGACGGGCTTTCTGGAACTCGAACTGGCCATCGCTCACCTCCATAGGACCACACGGTCCCCGAACTACCCGACGAGACGTACCGCGCCTGAGCTGTCATGGCGCTCCAAATAAGCAACCGCCCGGCGACGATTCTGCGCGTACCAACGCCGTTCTGCGGCTCGCGCCTTCGCCTTGAACTCGGGATCTTCCGCCTCGCGACGCTTTCTCCACTCCCGATTCCACGCGCGGATAGAAGCCCTGTTCGCGGCCTTGTAGACGCTCAGAGCTTCTCGCTGCTTCTTGGCGGTGGAGTAAGCCATAAGGATAGCTATCCGACGAGGAAACCGATGGGCATCGCGCTGTCGGCAATCTCCTCGGTGAGCTTCTCGATTTCAGCGCTGGCTTCCTCCAGCAACGCAGCTCCGTCCATCGTCACCGTGCCCTGCGCTGTCGGGTAGGAGTCGAACTTGGAGCGGATGCGCCCGAGGTCTTTCTTCGCCAGCGCAAGTGCGTAGCGCTTGAGGATCTCATGGTCGCGCTCCGTCATGTCGTTCACGACCACCGTGTGGCTCGTGTACTCGACGATGACGACCGCGCTGCGATTCGGCTGCGGATAGATGAGAAGGTCGTGACCTTCCTGCCGCCAATCCTGCTCTGCGCTCAGCACCTTCTTTGCGGTCTCGATGTACTGGAGCGTCTGCACGTAGCTCGAATACATGCCGCCAGAGTGCCCCGCGACGTTGAATACGGAGTACGGAATTTGACCGTTCTCTCCGGGCACCCAGTACGGCAACGCAAGGAACGCGAGGTCTGTGGGGTTGTACGAGAACGCCACGTCCACGACCACATCGCAATCGAGCGGCAGAGGATACGAACCCTTTCCTGCGATGGTGTTCATCGTGAAGAACCGACGCCACCCCTTCTTCGCGGCGAACCAACGCTTCGCGTCCTCGATGTTGTCGTGCAGGTGGTCAGCCGTCAGCTCCACTTTGAGCAAGGGAGCCCCGAGCCGCCGAAGCAGCCACTGCTGAAGCTCGGCTTCGTCTTTGAGGACGAACGACTGATACGACATCAGGGCGCTCCTTCAGCTCGATCTTACGTCACTTCTTGCCGGGCGGCTTCTTCCCCGTGGTGGGCTTCGGGGCGGGCGCAGAGGGCTTCGGGGCGGGCGCAGGCTTCGAGATTTCAGTCTCCACGGAGGCCGAAACATCGACAGGAGCGACAACTTCTGCCGCCGCGACAGGAACCAAAGGAGCTGAAGCGGTTTCCTCGTGGGCCTGAACAGCAGCGACCACCTCAGCATCGGTCGTCACGGGCGCACTCGCCGGAGCGAGCACAGGCATGGGCGCGGTCTCCGCAGGAAGCTCAACAAGCAACGAGGGACAGAACCTCGCGTACTTGTCGCCTGCGAGAATCTCCTCGCCCTTCACCAGCCCCACACCGGGAATGAGAACGAACGTCAGCTCAGGCTTCTTCTTGAATCGTCGCATGTGACTCCTTGTGAGCGGCTTCGGTCATTTGCCGAAACATGCCGCGAAGCTCCACCACCTCGTTCGCGAGGGCCTCCACCTTGGCAGCCGCGAGTTCGACCAGCACCAACCACTGCTGGCGTTCTTCGTCGAAGCGCATCTGTTGAGCTGCGAGCTGCTCATCGAGCGTCGCGCCGGGAGGCGGCGGGACCATCTTCAAGGGCTCGGGCCGAAACAAGACCACCGTCGCACCTATGGCTCCGATGGCTTCCAACTCATGCTCCACATCAGCCGCACGTCCCATGAATGCCTCCGTCCGAGTTTCCGCTTGTACCACTTCAGTCCGGGTACGACTTGCTGTTCCAGCGAACCTTCCGGGCGCGCTTGCCGCCGTTCTTCATCACGTAGTCGTCCACGTAGTCCTGAACCTCGGAAGAGCTGAGCTGCTTGCCTGACGCGCGAAGCTGAAGAAGGGCAGCCTTCGCCAGCTTCTGAACGGTCATTCCGTTGTTGTCCCCAACCAGATACGAGTCGTACACCTGACCGTCGATCGGATTCGGCGGGTACACATAGAAGCCCGAGCCGTCGTCGTGAATCTTGACGTGACCCGCGCCCTCGAACAGCGCGTGACGCTTCAGAACTCGAATCACGTTTTCCAGCACAGCGTTGGTCTTCGGGTTCACGGTATCCTCGGGGAAAGGGCTTCAAGCAGTTCGACCCGCCAACCAAAGCGGCTGACGGGTCGAGTGCTTTTCAGAGCTGTCAGCCCAGCCGGATTACAGGTTGGTGACCTTCATCTGGCCGTAGAACTCGGCGCGCAGAAGCTTCTTCGCGTAGCGAGTGCGCATTCCCTTCCGGAACGAGAAGTCGTTCGGGTCGAGGAACGTCGGGGTGACCTGAAGCGGGATGTACGGAGCCCACACGTACCCAGCGTCGAGGAAGCTGCTGCCCTTGAGGCCGATGAGCATCTGGTCGCGCGCGAAGAACGGGTCCTCGTACACGATCCACTTGTTCATCAGCGTCCCGACCTTGTAGATGCCGAACTGGCCGTGCTGGTTCAGCGGGCGGGGCATGTCGGCCGGACCGTACGGGCTCTCAGCACCGGACACGTACAGCGGGCGGAAGTCGCCGTGCGTGGTGAGCTGGCTCAGCAGCGCCGACACCTCGGGGGAGGTGACGATGAAGTTCGCCGGGGCACGCAGGGTCTTCTTGTGGATGAGGTTCGACACGGTCGAGATCTGCGTGATCATCGCGCGCAGGTGGTCGATCTCAGCGATGCCAGCGGGCGGGACCTTGTTGAAGGTCGCGGTCGTTCCAGTCGAAGCTTGGAACAGGTCGCTGATGATTTCGCGGTCGATCTCCAGCGCGATCTCCTGAGCGACAGCCGACACCAGCTCGGTCTCAGCGTCGAGACCGTGGAAGGCGCGGAGGTCTTCAGCGGCTTCCGACGACCAGAGGGCCTTCAGGCGGCGGGGCTGAGCCTCGACCGGTGCCTTCTTCACGTCGAGGTTGATCTGGGCGACCTTGCCCGAGAGTTCCCCGTCGTAGAAGTAGTACGCCTTGATCTGGTTGCCGAGCGTCGGGGCGACCGCGAACCGGAACCCGGACAGCGAACCGTTCGAGTAGTTGAACACGCCACCCGCGTTCACGTCAGTGCCGACGAAGACGCCGCTGCCGTTGTCAGTCGCGGTCTGCTTGACCACGCCGAGAGCATCGACCTCGGAGATGACGACCTTGAAGCCGAGCGAGGTGTTCAGCGGACGAACCGGGTTCCACGCGAGGTTGCCAGCGAGGGCCGCGTTCGCAGGACCGTAGTCCGGGGTCGCGTTGCCGGTGGCCAGAGGCTCACCGTTCACGTACTCCGAACCGTAGTCCTTGTCGAAGTCGCGCGGGAAGACGTTCCCCTGCGTGGTCGCGCCCTTCGTCGAGCCGTACACGTAGTCGAGGAAGAAGACCGCTCCGACCGGTGCCGTCATCGGCTGAACGGAGACGATCTCGTTCGCGATGAGGTTCGGGAACACCCGGCGCAGAACCGGGAAGATGAACTTGGTGAACGAGCCGACGTTCGCCTGCTTGGTCTCCTCGTTCAGGTTCTGGAGATACGTGGACTCGTTCTCCATCAGGATGGCCGTGCAGCCGAGGACGTACCGGTCGTGCTCCGACCGATCGGGCATCCCCTCCAGCAGGTCACGCCACTTCCGAATCAGAGCACCGACGTAGCTCTGGTCGTTGATGGTCTTCTTCGAGTCCTCAGACAGAATGCGTCGAGCTTCAGCGGGCATTGAAATTCTCCTTGGGTTCTTCGTTTGTTGGAGCGGGGTTTCAATCCGCCCGACGTAGGGTTTACTTCCGCAGACCAGAAAGCTTCTTCAGTTCACCGACAGAGAGTCCGAGACCGTTGTAGCTGCCAGAATCCACGGCTCGGCTCGGAGGACTCAACTTCTCTTCGCTGAGGGGCGCATCTTCATCCCCTCCCTTGACCGCTGTGCGAACACGAGCCCGAACCTCTTCCAGCTCGTCGGGGTCGCGAGCCTTCTCTCGGAAACTGTCAACCAGCTTGTCCACATCTTCCTTCGTGGAAAACTCTGAGCTTTCCACCAGCGGCCGGATCTTCGCAGCCTTGGGGTGGTTCGTCAAACGCTGTTCTGCGTAGAGCTTCAGCGCGAGACCTCTCTCGCTGGTGAGAGCTTTGGTGAGAGCCTCTTCCAGCTTGGCGGCGCGAGCCTCGGCGATCTTCTTGCCTTCCTCGATGGCCGCAGTCGCCTTGAGAATCTCTTCCTTGCGAACCTCATCGACCGCCTTCGCGTCGTCGCGCTTCTTCGTCAGCTCCTTGCGAATTGACTCGACCTTCGACTTCAGCTCGTCCACGTTCGCGAACGCCTTCACGTCGCCGACGAACTTGCGAATCGAGTCCGCGTCCGGGTCGCCGACGAGAGTGCGCTCCATCCAGAACTTGTAGCCCGCCTCTTTGGCGATGTTGGCGAGCTTGGAGTTTTCCTCCTCCAGCTCAGAGAGCTTCAGGTCGCGCTCGGCGAGCTGATTCTTCAACTTCTGAATCTCAGCATCCTTCGCCTCGACGACTGCCTTCGAGTCGCCTTCCAGCATGAAGGGACGAACCAAGTCCTTCACCTGATCGAGGATGTGCTTCGCGCCCGCGACCTCAGGGTCCGCCGCCATCTCAGCTCGAAGTTGCTCGCGAACCTCCGTCTTCATCTTGACGATGTTGGCGAGAACGTCGCGAGAGAACTCTTCGCGAACGCCGTCCGCTTCGGTGCCAGCGGTCGGCTTCTTGTCGGTGGCCATGACGATGCGCGCGAACTCGGCGGCCTGCTTCTGCTCTTTTTCCTGTTCGGCGTTCATGTCCACTCCCTCGAAAATCAGGTTCGTGCTCTCGGTGTGAACATCAGGGTAGGCATCCGAATCAGCAGGTTCGGCAACGAAGTCGAACGTCACGAGCTTGTAGTCCGACTGGACCACTTCTTCGCCCTTGTCGTTGGACTTGGTCGAACCGTACCCGCGTGAACTGACGCCGACCTTGCAGCCCGAATTGAGCAATGCTGCAAGGTTCTTCCCCGCTTCAGTCGGAAGAATCTCAGCCTCTCCGATGACGAGGCCGTCCTTCCCAACTTTCAAAGACGTGACGAGGTGACTGACCCGCTGAAGCGACGTGCGACCGTCCGCAGGATGGTCCATCTCTCCGAAGACCCGGCGCTCGTTGAACGCCTTGCCCAGACGACCGATCTCTTTCGTCCAGACGCCTTCCGGGTAGACCCGCTTGTTCTCGGTTGCCACGCCGCACTTGGCAAACTCACCCTTCACGCGGACCTTGCCGTCGCCGGTTCCCTCATCGAGAGACAGACGCACAAAGCACACGTCTCTCAGCAGCTCGCGGTGCGCGGTCGGCTTCGAAGTCGTGTCGTTGGTTGAGATTTGCATCAAGACCGTTTCCACCTGAAGTTGCTCTTGAACGGGGTGTACTTCAAAGCCGATCCAATTTCACCCGACTTCTTGACTTTCCGCTTCTTCTTGAAGGGGGACGGCTCGTGTCCAACCAGTTCGAGCCGCCCGCTTCTGTACGCCGTCCTTCTCTTTCGCCAAGCCTCCAAGACATCCCGAGCCTCATCGATGAGTCGCTGAAGCTCGTTTGACATCCCAGACCTCGGCGGCGTCACCTACTTCTTGGTCTTCTTGAGCGAGTCTTCCTTGTCGCCGGGGACGCTCTCTTCCTTCTCGTCCTCGTCGTCGTCCTCGGAGTCGTCCTTGGCCGCGATCTTCTTCTTGATGAAGTCGGGCATCTTGCCCTCCTCCTTCTCGTCGTCGTCGTCCTCGTCCTCGTCCTCGTCCTCGTCGCCCTCGGCGTCGTCCTCGTCGCCGTCGTCCGTCTCGGTCTTCTTGGTCGCCTCGTTGTAGATGTCCATGCCCGCCAGCATGTCGGCCATGTACTCCCGGAAGATGAGGTCCATGTCGCCGTCGATCTCGTGGCCCTCCTTCAGAGCCGTCGCGATCTCCGCCGCAGCCTCAGCGAGGTCGGCAAGGTTCTCCACCGCCGCCTTCAGGTTGTCGAAGGTCTCGTCGTCCAGCGCGTCCTCGGACTCGGTGATGTCGTTCGTCCACTCGGTGAACGTGTTCGCCAGCATGTCGGAGATGATCGCGATGTTCGCGAACGACTTGATGGCGTCCTGCGAGCCGCTGCCGCCGAGCGAGTTGACGATGTCCTGCACGTCCTCGATGAGGTTCGAGATGGTGTCCTGACCCTCGCGACGGGACTTCGCACGCTTCGCCAGCACCTTCGCGCGCTTCCGCATCACAGGCTTGCGCATCCGCTTCTTGAAAGCGCGCTTGAGCGCCTTCTTGAACTTCCGGTAGTAGCGCTTCGCCTTGATCTTCAGGCGCGTCGGGGTCCTCTTGGTCGGCTTGAGCGTCCGCTTGCCCTTGGCGGTCCGGCGGCGAACGCGAAGCTCGGCCAGCTCCTCCTCCGACATGTTCTCCTGACCCTCGATGGGCTCGTTGTCGTCTTCGTCAGCCTCGACGACGGGCTCGACGACGGGCTTCTCGCTCTCGACGAGAATTCCGATCTTCTTGAAGTCTTCTTCCAGCGTGGTGATGACGATGGGTCGGGGAAACATGTGGCCTCCGGTTAGAATTTCGGGATTTCAGGTGCTCGCGGTAGCGAGACGATTGGTCATTTGGACGACGAACGCCCCGGCCAGCTCGAACCGGAGAATCTCTTCAGCGAGGGAATCGTACATCTTGCCGCGAGCGTCAACACCTCCGACGCCCTGAACCGTCTCTTCGAGATGCTGCTTGATCGTGCGGATGTCATCGACGAGATCTTCTGCAAACGACCCGAACGCCGCCATCGTCGCGTTGCTGGAATCGGCAGTCGCCACGACAATCTCCCGCAGGCTCCCCACAGACCCGAGCGTCTGCGTGAGCACCGTGTTCAACCGGTCAGTCAGCTTCCCCAAGTCCTCGTTCACGAGGCCCCGGTACGACTCCAACGACTTCTCGGACGACAACGAGCCATCGTACAGCTTGAAAAACTTGGCTCGCAACTTGTTCGAGTCGAATTGCTCGTACGACTCACCAAGCATCGTCCGCATCTCTGTCGCGCGAGCGGCAACGGTGCGCTTCCACAAGCGGTCGGTCGAGAGACGCTCCACGAACGACGCAACGATTGCCGTCTCATCGTAGCTGCGTGTCTCATCCACCAGCTTCACGAGCAGAGACACCTTCTTGTTCGCCTCAGCAACCGAACCCTTCAGAAACAGGTCGGCCACCGCCTTGGCCTCGTCGCGAAGGAACGTCGGCAGAGCGGCCTTGGCGTAGATGTTCGCCTTCAGAGGCTCGGCGGAGAGAACGTGTACAGCGCCGGAGTCAGCACACTCGTACTTGGCGCGAAAGAGCTTCCCGGCAGAGGTCTGCACAACCGCGTAACCGGGGAACGTCCCCAAGACCTCGGGCTCCGCGTTCTCGAACAGACGGGCCTGCTCGCCCTTGATCGCGGTCTCGATTCGAACAGAGAGTTGTTCGTAGCTGCCGGTGGTGAGTCTCAAGATCTCTTCGCGTGGCAAGAAGAACTTGTCTGAGGGGCTCATGAGTGGGCGAACCGTACAGTTGCGAGTTTGGAGTGTCAAGATAACAGGAGGAGAGTAGATCGCAGTTTTCCTTCAGCGTCTACGGCCAACTGCACCTCGCAGATCGGTCATCAACCCGCGCAGTTCTTCTACACGCGCCGCGACCCGCGTATCCGTCCTCAGGAGCTTGTCGAGCTTCTCGTGCGCGCGCTTCTCGCTTTCCTTGCTCCCAGCAAACAACTCGCGCTCGGTAATCACCTTGCCCCGACTCTGATTTCCGCCTCTGGAGAGAAGAATCTGATTCTCCCGAAGCGCCTTGGCGATAGTCGCGGAGGATTCAACGGGAGCACCGCCGGTATCCGCGCCCCCACCTCCAGCATCGGGCTGAGCCTCTTGAGGAATGCCGCTCATCACGGCGGAGCTGGCCGCCTGTCCTTGGGCCATGTTGACCTGCTCACGAACCGCGTCTTCGGTACGCTGACCCATCACCGTCTCGATGTCCTTGTCGGACATGTCGAAGATTTTGGACATGATCCAATGCAGCGAAACGAACTCCTTCATGCGGTTCGCGAGGTCGGCACGCGCGTTCCGAACTTCCATCTGAGCCAGCTCGAACACCGCGCTGGGCACCGTCATGTTGATGTCGTACTCGACGCGCTGGGGGTCGATTCCGAGCGCACTGAGGTGGACGCGCCCAATCTTTCGGAGCCCGTTCCGTAGCTCGCGCTGAACCCGGAGAACCGTCCGAGCGAACCGAACGTCCTCGGCGGAGAGAACCGCGCGCGCTGTGCCCGCGTCCTGACCGAGGTACGACTTCGGAACCTTGATGGCCGCGAAGAGCTTGTCGCGGAAGTATTCGATGTCGTCCATCGCCTGCCACTGCGGAGCACCGAGCGTCTCGACACGCGTGGAGTCGGTGCCCTTGCGCGACGGAACAAAGAAGTCCTCGTCCTGACCGAGCGGGTCGAACTTGAGATCGATCTTTCCGGTCGTGGGGTTCACCCACTTCTTCTTCTTGAACTGCTGCCGTACCCGGTTCAGGTAGCCAAGGGCTTCCTGAGGCGGGAGGTCTCCCACGTCCACGTAGAACGCGAAGCGCTCCGGGGCTCGCTGGAGCCGATAGATGAGCGCGGCGTCTTCGAGCAGCATGAGCCGCTTCCAAATCCAGCGCGCTGACTCCAGCACCGAGAAGCCGTACACCGAACGCCGAAACTTGCCACGCATCCGGAAGTGAACGACCTCCCAGCCTTCGAGCGCTGTGATGGGAGTCCCGCCTGCGTCTGTGGGAGTCGCGCCACCCGCGTCTACCGAGCGCGAGGTGAGCATCTGCTGGAACTCGTTGGTGGAGTACGCGAACTTGCCCTTGAAGTCCTGCACGAACCCGAGGAGCTGACCCTTCTCCGCTTCGACTCGGCGAACGGTTGGCGGCGGAAGAAAGTTCAGGCCGATGACCCCGTCACCTGTGACGAGCAGCTCTTCGTAATCGTTGCCGTACTTCGTCATCGTCCGGGCGATTTCCCAGATCTCTTCGTCCATCCGCAGCCGCTTGTGGAAGAGGTCGTCCAGCGCGTGCTCGACCGTCGAGTCCTTCGAGGTCACCCAGAGCGTGCGATTGAGCGGCGTATTCGGTTGCGTCGAGTCGTCCGCGAAGATGTCGATGGCCGCCGAGATTTCCGGGTAGTCATCCATGTCCTCGTAATCGGAGAAGCGACCCAGTAGGTCTCCTTCCAGCTTCAGGTACTCGGTCAGTGCGTCGTAACCGAGGTTGTTCATCAGCCCACCAGCACCGCCGGGGATGCGGTCGTTGGTCTGACCCTTGGCGAGCTGAATCGCAGCCGTCTCCTTGTCCTTGGAGAAGTACCCGCGAACCTTCGTTGCGATGTCGTTTGCGAAGCCCACAGGCCCTCTCTACCAGCTATCGTTGCCAGTTCCTGTCAGAAACGGCGGGAGCATACCGTAGTCCTTGAGATCCTTGTTCAGCGCCGCCGACCTGTCACCCGCCATCTCCGCCTGCCGCTGTTCCGGCAACCACGCGTCACCGTACACCGAGAGACCCTTCAGCATAGGAAGCGGAGCCTGCACCCGACGCGTGAAGAGCGTGTAGAGGCAACCCGCCAAAGCATCGGAGCAGTCCTTCGAGTTGTGAACGAACACCCCGGAAGACAGCGCGAAGTTCGACCACTCGTCAACTTCGAGGTCGTAGACCGGCACAGGTTCCGCAAGGGTCACCGGAATCACGGCCCGAACCTTGTGATTCTCTCCCGGAGACGCGACCTGAAACTCGTCCCACGATTCAAACCCGTGCTCTCTGAGAACTCGAACCACAACGTTTCGTCCGCACCCCAAAATACGAGCAACCGCGTTGGCAGTTTGAGCTTCAGGGTCGGAACGAACGGCTTCGAGGGATGCGCGGTCGATGTCGGAACGGAATGCCTCTTTCTGACGAGCGAGGGCTTGCCAGTCCTCGGCAGTCATCCCGGCGTGAATGCGCTTGAGAGCATCTGAGTGCTTCTGCCGTCCGTCCTCGCTGAGATTGAACACTTGCGCGCCTGCGTAGAGCTTCTCGCGCCAAGCAGGGTCTGTCTGATGTCGCAAGGCGGTGTGCGAACGAGCGTGCTCCGTCAGCGGCTCCAGCACCAAGTTTTCAGGGCGATTGTCCGTCTTGATGTGGTTCAAGTGATGAACGCAGTGCTCTTCGGGAACGTCGCCGTGCGCTGCGCTCCAAACCATGTGGTGCGTAAGAGTCCGGCGTCCGTCCCTGTCTGTGACTCGCTCGTAGCCTCCGTTGACCGGCCACACCCGATTGATCGGCATGAGGCGGTCGGTGCCCGGACGCAGCGATCTTGCCTCTTTGTACGAGCCGTCGCGCAGCATCCATAGATGCTCCGGGGTGCAGCGCTCGACCGCACCGTTGTCGAGCACTACGTCTACCAACTCCGTCACGTATTTCGTCAGGCGTCCGCGCGCCCTTCCGGGAACAATCCGCCCTTCCGGCGTGGATGAGTACGCCCAGACCTCTTTGCCGCAAAGTTCGTCGATCTGCGGAAACGACCCATCAAGAAGTGGGACGCGCGTCCGACCAACGAAACAGCCTTTGGGTGGGTGGTCAACTTTCCTGCGGAGGGAATCCTTCTCCAACTGCTGAAGCTCTTTGATGAGCGGCAGGTACTCGTAGCAG